GGGCTGATATTCTTAACCGTGCGGGACTTGGAATGGAAGTAATGCATGAGCGTAATGCTCATAACTTCCCACTTGATCTGGCAGCAGCGTCTACCACACAGGTAGCACTGACTGCTCCTACTATTGGATAATTATGCCTACTCCGAAAAAAAAGAAAACAACACCAAATCTTGCAGAAACTGTTAAAGCACTGAAGGCAAGAAACAAAGCATTAGAAGACGCTATTAAAAAAATGCGAGGTAAATAATGTACTTACGTTCATCCATTAGGACGCATGCCACCTGATCATGGAACGGGGGTCAGGTATTTGAGGAATTAACAATGACTGTTACTCTCACGTATCGTGGCAACAAGTACAACAAAACTGTAAATAAGAAATAGGCTTACAGAGGGGTTCGAGTCCCCTCTTTACTATTGGCATTGGCCCGTACGCGGATACCCTTTGCCGTCTAGACGGTGGGACAGACCACACATATACAACTAAATAACTCTGAACGTTCAGAGAGTCGAAAATAACTCTCTTTAAAAAAATGGCTTTTCAATCTTCTGTAAACCCTACTCAGCTTACACAGCTGGGTCAGGCTAATCTAGCTGGCGACAAACGCGCACTGTACCTTAAGTTGTTCAGTGGCGAGATGTTCAAAGGCTTCCAAAATAACACAATCGCTCGTGACTTGATCATGAAGCGTACACTTAAGAACGGCAAATCATTGCAGTTCATCTTTACTGGTCGTACCAAGTCGGAGTTCCATACTCCTGGTAACAGCATCCTGGGTGATTCCAATGGTGCACCTCCAGTGGCTGAGAAGACGATCACAATTGATGATCTGCTGATCAGCTCTGCTTTCGTCTATGAATTGGACGAGGTACTTTCTCATTATGACCTGCGTAGCGAGATCTCACGTAAGATCGGTTATGCATTGGCAGAGAAGTATGACCGTCTTGCATTCCGTGCTGTTGCACGTGGTGCACGTCAGGCTTCACCTATCACTGCAACTGGTTATGTTGAGCCAGGTGGTACACAGATCCGTGTAGGTTCTACCACCAATGACTCTGATGCATATGTTGCTGCTAACCTGGTGTCTGCATTCTATGATGCAGCTGCTGCTCTTGACGAGAAGGGTGTCTCTAGCGATGGCCGTGTTGCCGTCCTGAACCCACGTCAATACTATGAATTGATCCAAGCTGTTGGATCTAATGGTCTTGTGAACCGTGACGCTCAGGGCACTGCTCTGCAGTCCGGTCAAGGTATCATCGATATTGCTGGTATCAAGATCTACAAGTCCATGAACATTCCGTTCCTGGGTAAGTATGGTACTGCTTACGGCGGAACCACTGGTGTAACCGATCCTGGTAACACTGGTTCTTTCGTTGCTGAAACCATGGAAGATGCCTCTGGTGCTTCTGATGGTATCAACAATGATTATGGTACTGCTGCTGAAGTCGGCGCTAAGTCCTGCGGTTTGATCTTCCAGAAGGAAGCAGCCGGTATGGTCGAAGCAATCGGACCACAGGTGCAAGTCACCAGTGGAGACGTATCCGTTGTCTACCAAGGCGATGTGATGCTTGGTCGCTTGGCATGTGGTGCAGATTATCTGAACCCTGCTGCTAGCGTTGAACTGTATGTTGGTGCTACTGCTCCTCCTGCATTCTAATTTTTATATACATGGGAGTCCTTTCGGGGGCTCCTTTTTTTTAATTCTTTATTGAGAATAATACTCATTATGGCCTTCCCTACTACTGGCTCCAACACTGAGCTACAAGCTGTTAATCAGATCCTGGCGTCAGTTGGTCAGGCTCCTGTAACAACACTAACAAGCGATGAAACTTTTGTACTAAATGAAGTTTCTAAATTTACTGGTTCTATTTCCGGTACTACTCTAACTACTACAACAGCTGACATTCCAGTCGGTACCTATATTGGTGGTCCGAATGTTGCTGTCGGTACATCTATTGCCGTTGCAGGTGTAGAGGTATCACCAGCTACAGACCCTGTTACATATACTTATACTATCAATATCTCCCAGACTGTTAGTAGTCAAATCTTGACACAATCAATTGTTAAAAGTAGAGTTGAATCACAAACCAACCCGGACGTTGCGATTGCACTCAACACCCTAAGAGAAGTGTCACGCGAAATACAATCAGAAGGATGGTCTTTCAATAAAGAATATGATTATCCTATTACACCAGATTCAAACAATGAAGTAGTTATTCCTAATAACATGCTTCAGGTAGATTTGAATGCTACCTATACACAGAACATGGATAGAGACGCAATCAATCGTGAAGGCAGACTTTACGATAAGACTGCTCATTCATTTACCTGGACAGACGAAAAACTATACGTTGATGTTATTTGGTACTTTGATTGGACTAGTATCCCTACTCCTATCCAAGCATTTATTATTGCTAAGTCTGCTTCTATTGTATCTAGTAGAATCATTGGTGATCCTAATCAATTTCAAATGCTACAACAGAAGGAATCTCTTACACGTTCTACAGCTTTAGAATATGAGTGTAACCAAGGAGATTATACATTCTTCGGTAGTCCTAAAGGTAAAAACTTCTATCAAAGCTACCAGCCGTTCCATACTTTAATGCGCTAATGCCAGCAGTAACACAATTAGTACCCAATTTTCTTGGTGGTGTGTCTCGCCAAAATGATGACAAAAAATTATTAGGACAAGTAACTGAATGCATTAACGGTTACCCTGATCCTACCTTTGGTCTATTGAAAAGACCAGGGATGCAACATACAAATGTATTGAAGAAAGCTGATGGTACTGCATTTACTAAGGTTGAATTAGATGGTGCTATTTGGTTCTTTATTGAACGTGATTCAACTGGTTCTTATATTGGTGCTATCAAAGGTTCTAACATTTATATATGGACTACAACTGATGGTACCTTCTGTACTGTAACTAACAATGCAGCTTCATATCTAACTGGTACAATACAGAAAGATTACCACTTTCGTAGTGTACAAGACGTTACAGTTATTACAAATAAAACTGTTACAACTGCTATGCAACCTGCTGGTACGTTTGTCTCAAACTCAGTAGCTACGTTAAATCTAAAGTCACTTATTGCTACTTATGAGTATTCAACAATCATTCAAGATGTAACCTTTTTAGCTACGGCTCAGAATACTACAACATATGATGACATGTTGTTATATGATGCATCACATATTAACACCTCACATGAACTTATTGATGCAGTTAAAGCAGGTATCGAAGCGCAGCATACTGCAAACAATGCAGCATTTGCAGGTACGTGGGCTTTAGAGGGTTACACTACTAGCCTTGTCATTAAACGTTTTTATGATTCAACAACACCTAGTAATACTCCTAATCAAGTATTAATTGGTTATGAAGATACAACCAGTAATAGCTATACATGGAAAGCACATCCTGCAGCATTTACTATTGATGCTAAAGGTGGTCCTACTAACACAGCACTAGAAGCATTTGAAGATTCAGTTACAGATATATCTGATCTTCCTATTGAATCTTATCATAATCACAATGTACAAATTTTAAATAGTTCATCTACTGAAGATGATTATTATGTTAAGTTTGTAGCTGCTGATGGTATAAAAGGTAGAGGTTATTGGCAAGAGACTGTAGCACGTAATGCTTCACCAGGTCTTAACGCAGCTACCATGCCACACCAGTTGGCAAATACTGGTCCTACTACGTTTACATTTGGTCCTCTTACATATACTGCCAGACAGACGGGTGATGATGTAACAAGTTCTATACCATCTTTTGTTGGATTTCCTATCCAATCTACTTTCTTCTATAGTAATAGATTTGGTGTGTTGTCTGAAGATAATGTATTCTTTGGTACAGCAAACGATTCATTTAATTTCTTTGTTAAGTCTGCTACAACACAAGTTGCATCTGATCCTATTGATTTAAATGTAGCTAGTGTACGTCCTGTTACACTGTCTGATGTTTTACCTTCTCCACAAGGTTTACTTCTATTTAGTTCACGTCAACAGTTTCAAGTATATGCTTCTAATTCTAACATTTTAACACCTACTACATCAGTTATTAAAGACCTTTCAAACTATGAAATGGACGGTGATATAGCACCTGTTGATGTTGGTACTACCTCTGCATTTATTACTAAGGTACCTGGTTATAGTAAACTATTTACTATGCAATTACGTGATGTGGATCAAAGTCCACTAGTGGTAGACATTAGTAAGATTGTACTTGAATGGATACCAGAAGGTATTAATAGCTTAACAGTTAGTCCACAGAACTCTGTTATTATGCTAGTAGATAACTCTACATCTTACTTGTATCTTTTTAGATACTTTAATACTGGAGAGAAAGATTTATTTCAAGCATGGACAAAGTGGAAACTACCTGGTACTATTCAAACAGCAGACATCATTAATGATTCTGTATTCATTGTATCACAACAAGAAGATGAATATACACTTGGTTAGATCGTTCTTGACGAGATCCCCACAGG